TTTCTCAACCCACTGAATAAACAATCCTTCTTCTCTACCCATTGCTTCTATTTCCCATGGTTGATCATAATAATCTACTTTGTCTGAATTTATATGATCTTTTTTAAATTTAGTAATAAGAGTATTTTTAGTTTCTTTCATTTCACCAGTAGCCCACTGTTTTACATGAACCAATTCATGGGCAACCGTTTCAAGCATACTTCTTAATTTTAAATTTGAATCTATTTCTATAATGAAATCTCTAGGTGGGATATCTGAATCTTCATAATAAGCTGTTTCACCATACGACTCTGTTTTTTTATAGAGTAATGGTTTAAAAACTATACGAATTTCTAGTAAATTGTTTAGACGAGTTGAAACAAGTTTTTTCAGACAAAATTCAGCTAATGATTTAGCTAGGTTTTTCTGCTTTTTAGTTCCTCCTCTAAAAGTAATATATGCCATAGAATTATTTAGGTTAGAAACGAATCCAATTAATTACGGCGATTAAGCACCAAATTATATAGAAACAATTCATTAAAGCACGTGGCTTATCCAAATCTACGACTGAAGCATAAAACCAACAAGATGAAGATATAAAAGCTAAAAACCAACCCCATGCTTGATATTTAATAACCGCACTTCCAATTAAGAGTGCTGATAATATTCCAAATGTAGTAGCTGTCCATCTAAGTACATAATCAAGTTTACTCTTCTTCAGTTTTTTTAATTTTTTCTCTATTGCTTTTTCCATACTGTAAACCCTTTAAAGGATCCTCTATTTCTTTCAATGAAATTATATTAGCATTCATATAATTTTCTATACGATCTTTAGCATCCTCATAAGTATCACTATAAAACCAAGATTTAATTTTTTTCTTAGTTTCTTTAATTTCTACTTCAAATTCCCAAGTTTTATTTTGTCTTAATTTTACCATGTCTTTTTTTATACCAATTAGAAAAATTTTTATCAGAAAAATATTTTGCTACTTTTGAGCATGGTAATTTATCTGATTTTATTTGTTCAGCTAGTTCTTTATAATCTTCTTTTTTTATACTACGATAGTGAATATTCTTAGTCATATATTTTCCAAATATGCATCACGTCGTCAATGTCTCTTGTATGTTTAAATTTATCTTCTTTTCGATTATATTTTTTTTTATTCTTTACAACTTTTTGTTTAAATTTTGGTGTTCGTAAAGCTTTAGCTATCGGATTTCTTTTCATTTAATACTCTGAATTAATACTTTAGTACTTGGCACTTCAAAAAATGCATATACATAAAGAAGTGTTAATATTAAGGTTGCTACTATGTAAAGATCGTTGGTTGCTATTCTGAGAAAAACATAAACATTTAAGCTAATTTTATCTTTTAAATAATTATATATTTTTTTTATCATCTTTAAATACCCAATCTATTAAGTTTCCTATTGCTTCAAGTATATATCCTACAAATATTGTAGTTATCATCGTAACCATTAATATCGCCATAAGTATCCAAAATAGAAAATTAATTAACCCCCAAAGGATTGCTCTAATCAACGATGTAATCATTTAATATTCCTTTCATATTTGATATTGGTATGCCCCAGTCTTTTGGTAAACAGGACAGATCAGTTCCATAAGGATATAGACTTACGGAAATAGCTTTTCTTGGCTCACTATACGTACGTACACTGTGAGGTTGACCACTTACTATACAAGTTGGTGTTCTTACAGTAGTTCTTTCGACTTCTTCTACTTCATCCTCATTAAATGTATAGCTATAATCATCATAACAACCATCATCTTGATATCCGTCAGTTGCTCTTGGTGTCCAAGTTGGTTTTGGTTTAAACCAAAGATTATAGTGTTCTCCTTTACTATAAGCCCAATTTAATTTACATTTTTGCGTAAATTCAACAGCATCAACATGTATTTCCATCATATAATTCGCAGGAAATGAAAAAACTTCAGCATCCAAAAAAATTAATTTATGTTTTTTAAAAAACTCAACAGCATCTATATTAAAATATTCCTTTGGTACTGAAACAAAACAAGGTGGTAAACCGAAAAACCATTTCATACCCTCTTCGTTTAAAGGGTCTTTAAAAGGAAGATTTAAATGAAAGTAGTTTATCGCCATAATTTATCATTCAAATATTTTAAAATTATACTCTGATGTTCTAAATTTTTATTTTCAAATTCAGTTATATATTCTCTTAAATCGAAATTAGAGAGTATATTACTGTATTTAGTTTCTCTACCTGAAAGGAATTTTTCAGATTGATTTGAATTTCTTTCTTTATATCTTTCTTGTAATATAGATTGCTCTACATTTAAATAAAGTATTTCTAATTTTGTGTTAGGTAATTTAGAACAATATTCTAAAAAGGAAGTATTAAATACACGGTCGCCTTCAAACAATACATTTGAAGAATGTGAAATAAGCCAAGCTTGTAATTGTGGTTGAACAGCCATTGACAAACGATCAGTGCCTGAGAAAGTTTCTCCTTCAACATAACGACCAAGAATATATAAGTCGTTTTGTTTATTATAATGAGCACTGACTAATTTATCCTTGTAGTCGGTAAACTCTTTATTCATCATAAACTTTTTAAATAAAGAAGTTTTACCACACCCAGGATTACCACCAATGGCTGCGATTACTCTCATCTTAAAAGAAGTTTTCGAGCGATGATTTTGCTGCTTCTGGATGATATTTGAAAAGAGTATCTTTACCTAATTTTGATGTTAGATAATCATACCACTCTTGTTCTTGCCACATTTTCTCAGATATACCATTCCATAGTTCTCTTTGTAATGGATGATCTTTATTCTTACGTCTACTGTCGACATAATTTTTTCTTGCTGTTTCATATTCCCAAGAGCCAAGTTCTAGCATCTTTTCTCTGAAATAGCATACAAAAGAAATACGTTCTGCTTCTGGATCATCAATAATCATTTCAGTATTTCCATGAATACCCTCATGATTATTAATTAATAATAAATCACCAGGACGTATATTTACAGCGACTCTATATTCTGGTAGCACTAGATAACCACCTCTATATTTACCATTATTTGATACTACTGTAAGATTACTAAATCCTTCATTTAAATCACCAGCATCTCTATGTGCTGCTGTTCTGAAAGTTTTATTTACAGTGACTGTAGTAAATACAGTTTTTGGAATAACAAACTTTTGATCTAGTTTATTACAAGCTTCCTTTTGTTTCGCAAAACGTTTAGGGAGTAATTCCTCAAACCCTTTAGAAAGGTTTTGTAAAAATGGAAAACCCATAGCAAACTTATCAGGTTTGTTAGAAGTAAACGATGTAGCTCTACCATATGGAATACGAGGATATCTATCAAAGAACCCAGCTATACCAGAGAATACTTGTGCCGCATATGTTGTGGTAGATGTTAATTTGTTTCTTACTCTTAAAGCTTCTTTAGATGCTTCTTCTGGTGATTGTTTTATAATATCACTTAACCACTCATCAAAAACAAATCCTTCATCATCAACTTTGCTTCTTAACCAAACAGTAGCACGAGAACCACCTGCTGATTTATCTCTTCCTTCCCAATTTTTGATTACATTTTCTACTTGTCTATTACCATCAAGTGTTTGTTCATCATTTATAAGTGCGTCAAGTATCTCTTCATGATATTTGGTCACCCAGTCACGACTACCTAATGTTTGTGTTCTAGGACCAGCTGCTATACCACGATTTTGTGTTGGAGTAAGAGCTGCTTCACGAAGACCACTATATGCTAAATCTTGTTGCTCTTTCGTAAACCAGTTCTTTCTAAACTTAAACAGAATGTTTTTCTCGCTGTTTATCCCATCAATAGATGGAGCATAGAAATCACAATCATATTCAACCAATGTGTCGTAATGAGTGTCGTTCACAAAAGTAGCAAGCAAGTGTTCACAATTTATTTTAACTGCTGCTGTTATCACTTTTGTCATTTTTTTTCCTTTATGTTATTCATCGAATTTAAACGATGTTGTTGTTTCTGCCTTTATTCTTTCACCTATACTTCCTTTATCAAATACAGGTTTAGAATCTCCTGCGTCAGCTAGTGCCATATGTCTTTTCATATGTTCTGTTTCAAGATTATATACTTTCATCTTGTTCCTTTCAACACCAACGACAAATCTTTTATAATAATTAGGATCGTTATAACGATTTTTTAATTGTTTCACACTTGCTATTCCTTCTTTAATCATATCTTCTGTAGCAATAATCGCAAACATAAAGTCAGCTGTTGCTGGAAGACCAAACGACTCAGACGTATCTTCTAATCCTAAGTCAGAGGAAGTAAATCCTTGTCTTGTTGTTTGAGTAGCAGTCATTATAGGTAAATCATATTGCACTGCTAGTCCTCTTAGTTCTTCTGCTATACTTTTAATTACAGTATAGGAATTATTGTTTCCACCATATTTTAATCGAGCAGAAATACATAAATTTAAATAATCAATGTAAATAACATCTGGTGCAAAATCTTTTTTCATTTTTAATTCATCAAGTAATGCTCTGAAGTGACCAACATGGGCTGTTGCTGTAGGAAACTCTTTAATAACTAGTTTACCTTTAGTTTTCATTTTTACTCTATCAACACGTGTATTAAAATCAAACTTATCGATTATTTTTAATTCATCCATAGTAATATTCAATAAATTAGAGTCAATACGTTCTGCTATTTTCTCTTCAGACATCTCCAACGTTATATAGAGAACATTTAAATTATTCATTAAATTAGCTGAAGCAAAATGACATAAGAATAAAGATTTACCCACACCAGTACCTGCTAAGGCAACATTTAAAGTTTTATTACTTATTCCACCACGTGTAATAACATTAAATAAATCTATATCAAAAGGAATCTTTTCTTCTGTACGTTTATAAAAATCAAAACGTTCTTCAGTGTTTTCAAGATAGTCATGACCTACTGATTTATCAAAAGAAACTGCAAGTGCATCAGATAATAAAGAAGGAATAATATCTTTTCTTCTTAC